GTCACCACACTGGCTTCCTGCGCGGCTTGCCGTTGCTGGTCAGGCGTCAACATCTTGGTTTGACGGCTGACGATGCGGGTTGTCTTGGTGACCGGATCGTAGGCTTGCGTGATCGTTTCGTTGCCGACATCGACCTGCGTGATCTGCTCGCGGCGCTCGCCCGGGGTAAGCGTCTTGGTCGCCACAGAGCCGGGCACAACAGCAGACGTACCGCCCAGACCGGGCACAGAGATGACACGAGTCTCGCCGCCGACGTCTTGCGTGAAGAACTTCGGCGCGTTCTGCTTCATAAACTCTTCGGTGCCCAGCTTGGACTGCGCCAGCAACTGCGCGAACGCTGCCGGCCCCTGCTGGATGGCCTGCGCGATGCGTGCGCGGGACTGATCAGCCGTGATGCCGCGCGCAGTCAACAGTGGGCCCAGCACCGGGTCGCGGTGGTTGGCCTCGTGCCATGCGATGTACTGCTGCGGCGCGTTGGGGTCGGTGGGGTCGATGGTGTCAAGAAACGCGCGGGCCTGTTTAAGTCTGGCGTCCACCAGCTCAGTCCGGGCTTTGTTCTGGGCCAGCCGTTGCGTCTCCACCTCACCTATCTTTTTTTCAATGTCCGGCAGGCGCGCGCCGGCGCCGGCGCTGATGACCGCGCCGCGCAGTTTGTTGACGTCGTACTCGCCGGTCTGTGGGTTGTAGGCCGTCTTGTACGCCTCACTCAGTGCGTTCTGCGCGGCCTCCTCACGTTGTGCCGCGCCAAGCTGAAACTGAGCCAGCGCATTCTGATTCTGCGCGCTTTGGATCGCAGCAACTTTGCCGTACTGAGCCAGCGGATCAGCAAGCTGGATTGGCTGGACGCCCAATGCAATTGCGGGATTGATTGGCATGGTGTCTCCTTACGGGCCGGGAGGCATTTGAGGGCCAACGGCGCCCGGGTTCTGGTAGGTGTAGTTGTAACCACCAAAGCCCGGAGAGTAGTTAAAACCGCGCGGGGTTTGCAACGCAGCCAAATAGTTCTGGCCTTGGTAGTAGTTAAGCCCCGTGCCCAACGCGCTTGTGAGCGCGTTGGCGCCGCCGACGTAACCCGAGGCGCGAGCTGCTGCGGCCGCCTGCGTTGCTTCACTCAGGTTCTGGCCGAACTGACCAGCCTGCCCTGCGAGTTGTTGCGATGTGGTCTGGCCCACACCGGCCAACGATTGCAGTGGGTTAAGTTGCGCCTGACGCTCGGCTTGATAACGGTTAAAAGCGTTCTGGTATTCTTGCGACGCCAAATCTTGTCCAAACCGCTGCGTCGCTTTGAGCGTGCCGCCCGACAGCAGGTTACCTCGCGCAGCCGCAGACCGTTCCAGCGCTTTCATACCCTCGGACATACGAAAGTTATACCCCGGGTCTTGCTGAAACTGTTCCATTCCGAATGGCGTGTATTGAGTCGCCAAAGGAATCAGTTTGTTGAGCGCCAGCTCGCCAGCCTCGCGGTAAGGCCGGCCAAGCTCAACTTGCCGTTCAAAAATTTCGCGTTGTATGTCGCCCGATTCGCGGGCGGCTTGTGCTTGCGTGCTTGCGGCTTTGTTGGAGGCGATGCCTCCGATAACGGCGCTGCCAACAACTGCGCCTGCTACCCAGAATGTCATGGCGACACCTCCAGAAGTTCTTGTTTCAATACGTTGCCGGGAAGATAGTTGGTATTGTCTTCAATTTCGACCAACTCAGCCTCAGCTTCTTCGACGGTTTGGGATTCTGTTGCGTGGAATGTCATGCACAGCGCGTCCGTCACGGCGTACACGGCGCGCTTGGTGCCCGGCTTGCTTTGGAACAGATGCGGCCCGGTCACCTCTTGGACTTGCCCCTCGCCGTCAGTGATGGCAACCGTTCCCGACACGATGAGGTAGAAGTGTTCCTTCTTGTGCACGGCGCCGACGACCAAGACCCCAGCGTGACGGAACACTTCGCGGCAGTACATGCCGCCGTGGAAGTAGTGCTTCGTCTCCGGCTGGTACTGCGGCAGCTTAGACAGCTCGGCCTGTAGCGCGCCGATCTTTTGCTGCATCAGCCCAGCGAGCTGACCGGAGTCTTGAGTCGTCACGGCGCTCACGATGTGATCTCGCGTCCGTTGGAACGGATGTTGATTGAACCAGAGGTGCCCGCGATCGTCGAGATGTACCCGCCCGGCTCCAACGCGACACCGACGATCTCAGGGAACGTGTACGTTTCGGACGGTTGCAGCGTCTTTTGCTTGACGATCAAGTTTTGGTTGCCGGCGGTGTCGGTCATCGTAATAACGTTGACACTGAGCGACGCCGCAGCCGCGCCGTAGTTCGTCGCGGTAAATTTGTCGACGATCGTCGTGACACCATTCGCGGTGTACTGCGTTGTTTGGGTGTTCTCCGCAATTTTGGCGGGGATCAGAACTTTGACATAGACGGCCATCACGTCTCCTTATTCAAGCAGCAGAATATTGTTTGGCACATATTGCATGATTATCCAATTTGTGCCATTAGAAACCAAGGTGCATTGGTCGCCAGCGCTCGCCAACAAAATCGACGTGCCGGCCGCGCCGCCGCCGATCGGCACGACGTTACTGGACGCTGACACCAGCGTCTGGGCCTGATAGTTCTGGAAGTACAGCACCCGGCCGGTGTTGGAAGATGCGGTTGGCAGCGTGACAGTGCAGGACGACCCAGACTTGTTGTTGATCGTCCAGACGTCGGCGGCGCCCACAGAGAAGTTGGCCGTCTGCGTGACCGGCGCAGCCACAGGTTGTTTGGCGTTGAACGTCGACCAATCCGTGCTGCTCAGGTAGCCGTTGGCGCTGCTGGTGGCGACCGGAATGCTCAAGGTGCCGGCCGAGTAGCTCAGGGGCGAGCTGACCGTGGCCGCAGCGATGGCGGTGCCATTGCCGTACAGCAATCCGGTGATGCTGGTCGAGATCGTGATGGCCGGTGTGGTTGTCGCGTTGGCGACAGTGCCGGCAAAGCCGTTGGCAGAAACAACCGAAACGCTGGTGACCGTGCCGCCAGTGCCAGTGGCCGAGATCGAGATGCCGCCTGCGGTATTGCTGATGCTGACGCCAGTGCCAGCGGTCAGGTTGGCGACTGTGTAGCCGGTGCCGTTGCCAATCAAGAGCTGGCCGTTGGCAGGCGTAGTGGTGACGCCCGTGCCGCCCTGCGCCACAGTGACCGTTGCGCCCGTCGTCAGCAGCGTGCCCGAGTTGTCGGGGATCGTCAGCGTCCGATTGGCGCTGAGTGTGGTGGGTGTGAACGTCGCGCTGTACCCGCTGGTGCCGCCTGCTCGGCCAGCAAGCACGACCGCGTCTTGGTTGGCGCCGGCAATCGCACGAACGCTACCCGTCACGCTGAATTGCGTGGCGGTCAGCCGAGCGTATTCGCCCCCGCCGATTTGCCAGACATGGGCGTTGGTGCTGCCGCTGCTATAGGTAGTGTTGTAAATAGCCAGCCCAGCGCTCTGCGAAAGAATTAGCCGGTTGTTGTTGCCGCTTGCAGTCTCAAAGATCGTCACTGAAGGCGTGTTTGTGTACACCCGCAGATCAGAGCCATCGAACCACAGCGCAGTGCCGGTTGTCAGCGCGCTCGTTGAGGTGGCATACAAGATGCCATTTGCGGTGAACGAGGTCAGGCCCGTACCACCGTTGGTCGTAGCAAGTGTGCCCCCAAGAGTCACCGCGCCGCTGGTGGGGGTGCTCGGCGTCAGCCCGGTCGTGCCTGCGCTGAAGGTTGTGACGCCGACAGTGGTGGCGGGGACGTTCTTCCAGTACCCCAACGCGCTGTCGTACTGAATCAAATCTTTGTCGGCAAGTGTGCCGAACTGCACGTTGCTGTCCGTGCCTCCCAGCACCGACCCCTGCACGATGCGGATGTGCATGGAGCCCGACCCGCCCGACCCAGCGTTGATGACTTCGCCGATATAACTTTTCTGGTTAGGCGCCGACGGCTTGACTTTGGTCATGCTGCCGACGTAGGCGGGGTTGTAGTACAGCGGGTCGCCGTCAGCCCAAGTCTCCCCGACGCTGCTGCCGGTGGTGTCGAAGCCGCGCAGGTCGCCGCTGATCTGAATCAGACCAAAACCGTTGAGCGCGATCGTTTCGGCAGCCACGCCGACAATTTGGTTGGGGTCAGTCAGCGCCAGCGGTGTCGGCGCGGCTGTGATGACGCCAGACGACCCGACCGCGCCGGTGTGGTAGCAGAGCTGGCCTTTGGTGATGGCCGACGATGCCTTGGCATAGACGTACTCGGACTCGCCGACACGAATGATGACGTTGGCCGTGGCCTGCACACCCAACGTCGAGCCGCCGTCCCACGCCACAGTACCGACAGTTGTTGGGACGCCTTGAGGCGACGTAGCAAACGTCAGCCACGGCACGTTCGCTTGCTGAAGCTCGGCCATCGTGCCGAACTGCGGCTGGCGCCCCATCTCCAGCCCGTAGATTTGCTTTTGCATCTCTGCGGTGGTGGACAGAAGCTCGGAAGGCAACGGGTCGGGGGCGATGCCGGGGTTGCCGGTGTCAGATGGATTGGCGGTGCCTTGCGGGGGCCCGTACTGCACGTCCAGCAACGAAATCTGGTTTTGGCCTTGACCGACCAGTTGAAACAGATTGAGGAAGAACCGATACCACTCACGCGAGATCAGGCCCGTGCGCTCGTCCGTCAGCGGGACGCGCGGCGGCGTGACGTTGGTGATGTTGGTCGGGTTGTTAGGCATTGGTCGGGGTCACATACAGTTCCGCGCCCATGATGGCGAGCTTCACTGGATCAGTGCCCGACACTTCATAGACCCGGTCGCGGATTTTGGTGGTCATGCCAAGACGGCGCCAGATCGTGCGGTAGCCGTACTGGCCGATCTTGCCCATCTTGTTCCAATGCTCATACGACCAAGTGTGGCCGCCATCATCTGACCAACGCAGCATGACTTCTGGGTCGCTACCTTGGCCGTTGTTGAGGCCGACACCTGTCTCACAGTCAAGCTGGAGCGTGTGCTGCGCCGAACGCTTGAGGTTGTTGGCCCCGGTGGGCAGCGCGCGCCAAGATCGATACCAGCGCTGAACTTGGTCATCGTCTTGGTAGTAATCCAAATCAAACGCATAGATGCGTCCGTCTTCGTAATCACCGACGATGACTTCATTGTTGAAGAAAACTTGGCAGTTGCTGCGATGGCGCGTCCACGCGCCGTTTTTCCAGCCGGCGCGCTCATGCCATGCGTTTGTAGCCGCGTCGTAAACCCAAGTCGTGTTGGCGCTCGGGAAGATCAGCACATAGAAGCTGTGGCCGTCTTGCTGGTAGGTGTAGCCAATGGCGTCCGACATCGTGCCGTACTGCTGAATCTGCCATTCCACAGCGTGGGTGCTGACGCGGGTTCCGGTGTAGCCGTTGGCGCGGTAGACGATGCCTTGGCCTCGGGCGTCCTTGCCGAGCCAAAAGATGCCGTTGTCCATTTTGGCGATGGAGTACGGCGCCGCGCAGCCAAGTTCGTTGAACGCGCCCTGCACGCGCTGAAGCGGAAAGTCCAACAGGCCGGCGTTGTACCAGACTTCGACCGAGTTGGTGCCGAACAGCCAGACCTCGCGATGGTCGATGATGAGCCCCACGACCCCGTCGGGCGAGCCTTCCGCACTGGCAAAGTCCAGCGGGTCAATCGACGTACCATCCAACAGGCTTGTGACCCAGAACTTCTGGCTGTTGGGCTCGCTGAACACAAAGTACCCGTCCAAATACCCGACATCAACCGCGCCCGGAAAATCCGGGTCTGTGATTTCGGAAAAGACGTTGGTGCTTGTGTTGTAAATGTAGCCTTGTGGGTTGGCCGCAATGAAAATCTGCGTGCCGTTATCGGCCATGCTGACAGGGCCGCTGTTGACAACGGTGCCCACCGCAACGCCTGCGTAGTTGCTGTCGACTTTGTAGAGGACTGCGCCGCTGACCACATACAGAAAGCCGTTAAGCTGCCATAGCCCCCGAATAGGGCCTGACCCCAGTTCGGCCAGCTTGCGAAGCCCCGGCGCCCGCATGAGAAACCCGGGCTCCTTGCCGCCCTCCGGCACAACCTCGGGAAACAGGTTGACCATGCGCGCGTCGGCCGCGTTGACCGAACGTGCGACATAGGTAGAGCCAAGGATCGGCGTTTTCATCAGAAGTTGTTGGCGTAGATGTTGTACCGCTGACGAGTCGCCACGATCGGGTATGGAATCGCCATCAGATCGCCCGGATTGTTGATGCGCTTGAGGTTGCGCTTGCTGGTCATCGCGATGCGCTGCACCTGTGGCGACGGCTCAACACCGAACTCCGGCGCCAGCTCCATCGCTAAGTTGTAGCGGAAGGCGCGCAGGTAGCCGGGCGGGAAATAGATGTCGGTGGCGACGCTGGAGACTTCGGCCAGCGTCTCGACAGAGACGATGTGCCATTCCAGCGCTTTGATCGGCACTGGGTAGATTGTCAGTGTCGTGTCGGGAAACGTGTTGTTGACCCACAGCACCTGCGGGTATGTTGACGTGACGGTCTTGAACGCGATGCCGTCGTACTGCTGCTGGTTGATCAGCTTGACGCCAAACGACAGGCCCGACGATGGGTCTTTGAAGTAGGTGGCGTCGTCGACTTCGATGGGGCGGTTGCCAACAAAGTCGCCGGTCGGCCCAAGCGTGCGGGAGATGATGTTGGCCGGCCAAGTGAAGACCTGATCCTGCGTGCTGAACACCGACAAGCGTTCAGTGTCCCACGATTGGATCATCTGGTTCATCGCCATGATCGAGTCCTGCATCGTGTCGGCCGAGGGCTCTTCCCCTTCGGCCAACATGCCGATCAGGCGCAGCGATCCTTTGATGAGTTCGCCAGCAGTAGCAGAAGTCGTCATTGCGGTGCCTCCCGAGCGCGTCGACCCCGGCGGCGCGGTTGCAGCGCGTTTACGGGCTCCGGGTCAACCGGCGCGTCGTCTACAGTCACGGCATTCGCTTCTGGCGCAGAGTCAGGTTCAGATTCGGTCGGGTCGAACTCTTCCCAGCCGTTCTGGATGTCATTTTCGGCCTCCATGTCGGAGATTGCAACCTTTGCGCCGTGTTGAGGATGTCGTAAGTAGATGACTGCCATAGTTTCAAACGGGGGCCGAAGCCCCCGCCCTATCAAGAAGCAACGAGAGGCACAGAGAACCAATCTGTGGTGTCATACGCCACAAACCAGCCCGCCGTTTTAGCGGCCATAGAAAAAGCCGTGGTGCCCGCCACGCCGTTGATCTTTGCGCTTCCGGGCGCGTAGACCTTCAGCACAGCGTTGGCCGTATCGTCGTTCTTGACGACAACAAGACGCCCCGCCGTTGGGGCCGGCAGAACAACACCTTTGGTGGCGTCCGCGCCGGTGACCCAGCTAAACGAAGCAGTCAGTGCCGTAGCGTCCGCACGGGTTGAGCCCGCGGCGGCCGGTTTGGCGACATCAACACTCAGCGAGGCGCCGGTCAGCGTACCGCTAGTGATGGTGGAGTTGGAGATAGTAGCGCCGGTAATCGTAGTCCCCGAAACAAGCTCAGGGTCAGAGAACGCAACGCCAACGGGTTTGGTATTTGGCATGGTCTTGTCCTTTTAAGAACAGGGGGCCGAAACCCCCTGCTGATTACGACACGCGGTAGCAAGTCCAAGAGCCGTCGCCGGTCTTGCGGGCACGGAAGTGACCTGAAGTGGCTTCCGTCACAACCATGCTGCCCACCAGCGTCCAGCCCGTTGCGGTAGCAACAGTCACGTCGTCGGTCGTAGCGTCGATGTTGATGACATAGAAGTCAAACGCGGCGTTGACTTTGGTGGCCGAAGAGATTTCAGCTTCCAAATCTGCCACGGTGGGCAGCGTCAAGTTGCCGGCGGTGCCGTTGAAGGTGAACAGACCGTTTGCGAGCTGGGCCGCAGTAGCAGTAGCTGCTGCGGTCAGCGCGGTCGGAGCGCCTTGGACAAACAACAGCGCCTCGCCGTTGTTGCCGTCACTGTACTGGTAGCCACCAGCGCCATTAGGGATTGCCATGATGAATTCCTTTCAAAAAGAGTTGGACGAGGGGGCCGAAGCCCCCTGTGTCGATCAGCCCCAGAGGCGAACGCCCATCTGGGGACGAATCACGCTGTAGCCGTACAACACGTCGATACGGCAGGGCATACGGTCGTTGTTGATATCGTACTGGCGCACGATACGCATCGAGATACCGTTGTGCACCTGACGCGAAGCCATGTCGACGCCTTGCGGCATCATCAGGTCGGCGGTGGCGAAGGTGATCGCATCCTTGTGGTACACGAGGTTCTGCGGATACTGGGTAGACGCAGCGCCCACGAACACGACTGCCTTGCTGTTGCCGGGCAGGGAGTTCACGGTAGCCAGAGCGTTGGATGCCGAGTAGATCGGGGCCACGGTGATGTTGCCTTCACCGCTGGAGCCCAGAGTCACGTCAGACACAACCACGAACTGGAACAGCGAGCCGGTGGACTCACGGGTCTGCGGGTTCACGGCGTAGCAGTCAGCCACGGTGAACACGTCGCCGGCCTTGACGGTAGCGTTGTTGCCAGCGCCGGTGATGGCGATGGTCGTAGCACCTTCAGAGCTAACGGCAGCCGAGGTGGTGCCGCCGGTGGCGTTGCGCGAGCCGGTCGTGAACTGCTTGATCGACTGAGACATGTTGACTTCGTCGAAGCCAAGCACGCCCATGCCCATCATGCCGTTCTTGAACTGGCGGCTGATCGTGTCGGTCGGATTGAACAGACCCTTCATGCCTTCCACCAGACCAGCGTTGGCGGCCGGGTTCACGGTCGCGTAGCGCGGGCTCATCACAGCAGCGTTCTCGTTGAGCTTCTGCTGGGCTTGCAGCAGAACCAGCGAGGTGCTGGGCGTGGTGCCGGGGGTGCCGACGGAGTTGCCGATGTACTTGAACGAGTTCGCGACGTCAGCGTCGATGCTGGCGGCGAGCTGGCTGATACGAGGCTTCAGCACACGCTCTGCGAAGTCGTCCAACTGCAAGGTCAGTTCGGCAGACGTGAAGTTCACGCCGATGTGCTTCTGGGAAGCAACAGTCAGGGTGGTGAACTGCTCGTTGTCGTCCTGCACTTGCAGGGCAGCGCCGTCGGTGACCAGAGCGCGGTCAGGCAGACGGATACGGAGGGTCGAACCAATCTTCGCACCTTCGACAGCGAAGCTGTCGTCGTACTGACGGTTCACGTTGCGGGTCAAGACAAGATTGTTCTCAAGGATTTCGAGGGCCTTGCGAGTAATCATGTCGATGGTAAGCAGGCTGTTTGCCATGACAAGTTCCTTTACAAAAAGTTAGCGGGCGCGGTTTTGAGATTCCCATTTCTTGATCTGCCTCTGCCGCTCGGCTTCAATCCACTCTGACGTCGACATCTCCTTGATGGAGCGCGGGTCAGTCGTGTCCAGAACCCTTGCGTTGCCACCCCGAGGGGTGACAGGCGTGATCGGAGTTGGGGCACTCGACGATTTCTTCACAGGAGGATTGTCGGCCAACTTGGCCTCGATCTTCCCGATCTCTTTTGCTTGCAAGAAGGGCGACAACTTGGCGATGCGATCGGCTTCCTTTGGATTGGAACCGAGGTAGTACGCCACCTCTGGCCCAATGTCGGACGCTTGGATCGTCTCGGCCATCACTTGCGTGATCGGAAGACGCGGGTTGTACGCGACTTGTTCAAAGTCTTCGTACTTGTTGCGAACCTCCTCCTCGCGCTCGTGGTAGTTCTCAAGAACTTCAGCTTGCTGCCGTTCGGCTTCGCGTCGCGCAAGCAGCTCTGCGGCCTTCCGTTCAGCTAGCGCTTCCGCGTAGGCTTCGGTCGACACAAAGTTCTCCTGCACGGGCATTTCGGCCGGCGGCGTAGGTGTTGCCACCTTAAGCCGTTGATCTCGCTCCCATTTGCGTTGCTCTCTTGCAAGCCGCTTGCTGATCATCGCGTCGATCTCAGCCTGAGTGAATTTCTTCTCTTCAGACGTCTGATCGAGCTGATTTTCAGCGACTTCCGGCGCGTTTTGTGCACTCTCCGGGGCGGCCGTCGCCTCGGATGCTGGCGCGGAGTCAACTTCCGCTAAGGCTTCTTGGACTTGTTCAGTCATATCTGCTCACTTTGAGCCCTGATGAGCCGCATCAGTACGGTTTATTTTTGCAATCTTACACGGGGTCAATTAAGTGTCAACCCATAAAAGTGACGGTCACTACATATGTGTCGCCAAGACGGTTTTTGACGTTTAACTTGCCACCCGTGTACCACATGTTGAACTTGTTATCGACGTCGGGGTTGGTGCCGGTCGTAGAAACTTGAAACAAATCCCCAGCAGGCACTGCGATTTTGTAGATAGCGTTGCTGCCTGTGGCAAACATCCCCTGCGTGGTGTAATCGTAGTTTACGCTGACGGCAAACAGCCCTCGGGTCTGGTCATAGAATCGACCATCAAACTCATAGGTTCCGTCGTCAGCAAGTCCTTGCGATTGAACAGACACTGCGCCGCCGCTAGTGACACCAGACAACGCGCCGTTGAACAGCAAAGGGCCTTTACTGGTGCTGCTGTTGTTTGCGTAAGACGCCAGAAAACCTTGGTTTAGCGCGCCGCCAATCATCCCCTGATAGGTAAGGGATGTTCCCGTAGATGATGTGACAAATGGCTTTGCGTTAGCCGGTGTTGACACGCCATCGACGTTCAAAACATTGGTAGCGATAATGTCAAAGTTGGTGTCAGTTCCGTTGGTAGTGACCGCGCCCCAGTTTAGTTTTGGAACCGTGATGCTGTCCAACCTCAAAGTGCCGTAGGTCGTGCCTTCGTACCCAATATTGGCAATTGCGTAAATTGGGTTTTTGTTGACCGACACATTGCTGACCGACACCAGCGGTTTAAGCGGTGTCGCAACACTTGACCCAACTGTTGCGCCAACAATAGAAGAAATATCAATACCGATACCGGCGGGAATGCTGTTAAGCACTTGAACGCCGTTGACAATACAACCCCCTGTATCTTCGCCGTAATCCGCTCCCTGGTAAAAACTTATCAAGGTTAAGCCGGTTTGAATAGGCGACGAAGACGGCGATCCATAGTCACGATATATAAATTGGCAGTTGGACACAATTCCAACACCATATTGGAAATTAATTTCCGAGCTTCCACCAAAAATGGTCGCGCCATTTGAGTCATCACGAATGATGGTTTCATCCGACACTGTGCCGGTTGCTTGAATTTTCAGCGCTCGCCCACGGCAGTTGCGGAACGTGTTGCCGTATGAAGTCAGTGTGGACTCTGCATACTGGCCGGACGCCGTTGCGGGGCTCGGGGAGAAAAACTTGAACGCATCATAATCAACGCAGTTTGGGGACGTGATTAGGTCATCCCCCGAAATCGCCGCGTACTGGTTACCGTAATGCAGACACTCTCGGATGTACTGGCTACTGCTGTACTGCGTCACCGTGATGCCGTCGGTTCCGCTGCTGCTCGGCGTTCCGGTGCCGGCCGCGCGGGTGATTAACCGAACTCGGTTGTTGGCGATTGTGACCAACTGAAACGAGCCGGCCACATAGACTGCTTGATTCCAAATGCCGGTAACGGTCATGCGGAACCGGATGAACAGGTTGTTGGAAATCGTGCAGTTGGGCAGCGTGTTGGATGATGGTGTGGCAGTGTTATACACACGGACACCTGCGGCAATCTTGTTGTCGCCATCAAACGAAAGGCCGTCAATGGTCAACGTGTTGTTGCCAGTTTCGATGGCGATGAGGTTGTTGGTGTTGTTGGCTGCGCCCGTGTAGATGATGTAGCCTTGGCCGTAAAAAACGACGTTGGTCGAGATCGTCGCCGAGATGTTCGCCGCCATTGAATACGTGCCCGGCGGCACATAGACAGATTGAGCGCCCGACTGCAAAGCGTTGATGATGGCTGTGCTGCTGTCTGCCACGCCAGAGGGGTCTGCGCCATAGTCAACAATGCTGACCGTCTCACGCAGCTTGGCCTGTACAGTGCGGGCGACCGCTCCAGTGCCAGCTTGGCTGAATCCGATCAAGCTGGCGCCGGTGGGGCCGCTGAAAGCGGATGAATCGGTCACCCCGGGGATGTTGTCAAACGACCAAATTTGAACACCGTCTGACGTTTTCAGAACGAACTTGTACGCGAGGCTGGGGTCAAGCCACACCTCATTGGTTGGGCGCCCGGCGGCGTTTAGAACGATAGGGTTGGTGTTTGCCACGCTGCCCGAGCTGGTCGTGTAGGTTGGCGCCGGCGTGGTCGTGCCTGCTTGATAGGTGTACAGCAAACCGCCCGTCAAAGGGACGCCGCTGTTGTCGAAAAACTGAGCGCCGGCACCGGCCAGATATG